ATGAAATAACTCCTGACATAAAGTTAGCAGAACCTCTAGGAGTTATAAGAACTGTTGATCTTACATACTCATACTTGTTGATAAGTAAACTCTGCATGTTTTTAATGCCTTGCTCAAACCTACCAAAGTTTAACTGATATTGTTGCATCTCACCACGATACTGATACACAAATGCTGTAGCACCATCTACAATTACAGGACCAAATCTATCGGGGATACTAGTAGTATCTCCATGAGCATCTAAGTCACTAGGAAATGTAAAGTAATCAAATGCTAATGTATATTGTTTATCTGGTAAAGGATACAACAAATAATTATTATCTGGTGAACGCACTATAAACTGTGGTATGCCACCATTTTCAAACTGTGTTACAGTTACTCCACTACTATGTGTAGCAGCAGTAGTACTGTTAGCACCACGAGTACAGCCTGTAATATCATTACCTGATATTGCTGTATAGGTAACTTGCTCACCAGCAATGTGTACAGTTCCTGATGTATCAAGTCCTGTAGTAGAAGTTAATGTTAATGTAGCTACAGTGCTAGAATGAGAACCATTTAATGTTGTAGATACAACTTCATCTTCTTGTGTTGCATATTCTTTTTGTACATATTCATTATAGTTTAAAGTTTTTAAATTATTACCAGATGCATTTACATCTGTATCTTTTTTAATTCTTGCTGTACTGTAATCTACAGACTTTGTACTTGTAGGTAAAGAGTATCGTGCTACACCAGCCGTAAGTGTAGAACTGTTAGAAGCATGATTAAAAGAATAACCAAACTCTCTTTGATTAATATATCTAATAGATTCATTAACAGCATTTTTACATTGAACTTGTACGCCCCTAGCTGAAGAAAAATTACTAGATGTAAGTTCTACTTCATTCATTCTTATTATAACATCATTACTTAATGATAAAAAGGTAAGTGCCATTATGTTTCCTTTAGATAAGCTAAAGGGGCCAGTGCGATACCAGCCCCTAAAGTTATTTTAAATTAAGTCACGTTGAGCAACTGCAGCTTCTGTCATTGCAGCAGAAACGTCAACTACTACACAGTAGACACGTAAGCGTCCAGTTGCAGCAGCAGCACCAGCGATTGTTACATCAATGGTATCTGCAGCACCAACAAGAGCTAGAGCTTCTGCAGCATATGTAGAAGCCGCACCTGTATTAACAAGGTTAGCTTCACCATTAGAACCTTTTGCAAGGTATGTACCTGCAGCAGCATCAAGTGCCGCACCGTCAATGATGTCATCACCACCACCAAAGTCAATATTACAAGTACAACTTGCAGTAAAAGACTTCATAATTTCAGCACCAGCAGCAATCACGAATGATTCAGCAGGAACTTCTAGTAGTTGAAAGATGTCACCGTTAGCGATAGTAGCACCTGCAGTAATCATAGCATCAATATCTAAGATTGCTTCAAGGGTGCGTACTGTGTTACCTACATTGGTGTGAACAGCAAGAACGTCTGCGCCAACACCAGCAGTAGATGCGAGAGTCATATCAAAAGTAGCCATAAGTTATATCCTCCCTTACGCTGCGTTATAACGAGCAGTTACGATAGCTTCTGGACGAAGTATCTTTCTGCCGTATAGATGCATACCACGAACAATGTCAGCAAAGCTGTCCTGATCACGATATGTTTCTGTCTTATTGATTTGCTCCGCAGTTGCAACAGCAGAATCATGTCCAGCAACAATAACACCAAGGTTTGTTAATTGATTAGCTGTGCCTGATGTTCCGGGTCCAGTGCCAAGGGCAGGTAGATTGGAAGATGTATAGACACGGAAACCGTGGAAGTTATTTACAGTTAGACCATTACGTAGTCCACCTGACTCACCGAAGTCAGCGTTCATAAAACGTGAATCTTCATCGGCAAGGATTTCCATAAACACTGGATCAACTACCAGCCAGCGATTTTGTGAATCAACTTGCTGTTGGTCAAGCAAACGTTTCATGCGTGATATAATCATTGCAGGGGAAACAGTTGCTGTTGGCAGTGATGTAGCTCCGGGCATACGAGCAGTTACTGGAATCGAATGAGTACCAGCAGATGTTGTCGTAATGTTACCAAAGTCACCTTTATGAAGCTGCATTGAAGAAAGCAGTTCGTTTGAACCTGCAGTAGATACAGCTTTAGTACCATTAACAGTTGTGTTAAGAGCACTTGCTTTACTATGCAGAGAACTTTGTGCATAACCAGCCATGTAGCCAAGAACTTCTTGGTCATACTGATCAGACAAACGATAAGCTGCACGATTGCTTGCCAAGTCCATAAAATTTATATGTGAATGGGCTTCTTCAATATCGTCCATCTTAAAAGCATAGTAGTTAGCTTTGTCAATAACGAGTGAGAAGTCTTCATCTTCTAAATCTTGGGCTGTGACATTTGTGCCACGTGCATATTCCGACACTGAAATTTCAGGTTCTTTAATGATCTTGACGGTATCGCCTTGACCACTAATCTCTCCGAAATAATCAGAGTTAGTAATGTCTCCTACAACGGTAGACTTGCGGAACGCAAGTTGTACCTGTTTGGAGTAGATTACAGGACTAAAATTACCATTAGGTAAATTCCCATAACCTGTTGCGGTTTTAAAAGCCATAATAGTTCCTCCTATAAAGTTTAGGCTTGCTTATAAGCTAAACATTATCACATAGAGGCTGTACTTTTTCTAGGGTGCATATTATTATTAGTTGGCCTACCAATAATTTTATGGGCCTATACTTGAACAGGTAAGTCTTACGTACTGTTTAGTTTTGTATTTGGTAGTTTATTATTAGGTAGACCCAATGGGCGGCTAATAATGATTATACCTATAGTTATACTGTATTAATTTTATTTGTCAACAGTATTTTATCGTGCAGAACCAGACATATCATAAATAAATTTTCCAGTTCTTATTGCTTCCATAATCGCATCGGAAGCTTTTTCATATTGATTAGTTGTCATACTGGCAACTTGCGATTCACTAAACGTACCGTCTTTGCTACCTGTGTCAGGTGCATTACGACTAGTACGATTAACAGAACGTGCAGCATCTCTATTGCTTGCAGGTTTCTTTGTGCTGATATTCATATCTGCTTTGTACAAATCAATTGCACGACTTGCAGAACGAGCATCTGTATCATTTTCGTATAGAGCATCTTGAACCCACTTAGGTTGTTCTTCTGCCCAATTGTGAAAGTCATCACTATCTCGTATCTCGCCAAAGTCAGGATGAACCTTTAACAGTTCTACTTCTGCTTTCTCACGAGATGCTGTAGCTCTCATTTCATCTATTTCTTTTACACGGCTCTCTAAACCTTCTGACTGTTCACGAGCTTTTTTAATTGCTATTGTTTCTACAATGGCTGCTACGTCAGGGTACTGTGCTGCCCATGCATCAATATCTTCATCAGACTTAGGTAGTTTAATCTCTTTACGTGTAACATCTTTTAACTGTGTCTCTAGTTGGCTAAACTTGTCTTCCCAAGACTTTTCTTTCTCTTGCATATGCCGCCTAAGATCACCGTAACGTTTCTTAAAACTTTTTTCTTCTGCATTAGTAGGTTCAACTTCTTGTGCTTGAGCCTCTGGTGCATCTTCTTTATCTGCAAGTAGTTGCTTTAGTTCTTTCTCATCTTGATCAATGCGGTTTGAGTTAGCACTCTTTCTATCTACAAATGCAACCTTTTTGGGAGTGGTTACTTCTCCTGCTGTAGTAGTATTCATTATAGTTCTTTCTTTCTGGGGCCACCGTAGCCTAATGTTGGTAGGGGGATGAGTAGCCAGCGTATAAGGTGATTACTTTTTCTTTCTTCTTGAAGCTAGGCCACCTCTATTCATAGGGCCAGCTATATTACTGCCTCCTACACCTGCTCCTACATCTGAACCTGCTATCATTTGTGATCCAGATATATTTTGTGCAACTTCTTCAGATACTCCTGCAGCAATTGCTGCTTGTTGATTAGCAGCTTGTTGTGTTGCACTACCTGAACTTGCTTGATTTTGACTTGCTGTAATACGTGCTTGCATTCGTTGTGCCAAACTAGGTCTATTATCATCGTCATCATCATCACTACTGCTAGTTGGAGTTACTACAGGATCAGGAGTACTTACATCTCTAGCAATAGCTGCTTTAGCATTAGCCATATCATCTTCAGTAATTTGATTAAATGGTGATCTTTTTCTTGTACTTGGAGAACTTAAATCTGTAGGTTGTTTAAATACTAGTGAATTAATATTATCATTTATTTCATAAATTAAACTAGCATCAAATGTTTTAGGTGGAGTATCTACAGATAATCTACCAGAAGGAAATGCACTTTTAGAATCTCTAGGATCAACTAATTTAGCATATTTATTTTTTAAATCTTCAAATCTTGTATTTACTTTTCCTAATCCACCTGTTACTTTTTCTGCTTTAACTACAGGGTCTACAATGTTTATACCTGATTTATCTAAAGCATCAGCAGCTTGTAAATTAAGAACAGTTTCATTTAATCTATCTCTTTGATCAAGATTACCTAATTTATATTCAGGATCATCTTTAAAAAGATAGCTTCTTTCCTTTTCACTGTATATTTGATCTGATGCTATATCTTCTGGTTGATCTGCATAGATTGCTTCTAAAGCACCACTTGCAGCCAACATTTGTTCTTCAGTTGTAGTTTTGTCTGAAACAGGAGATGCACTTTTAACAATCTCTTCTACAACAACCTTATTACTTTTATCGTCTTCTGGATTCTCTTTTACAACTGTATTACTTACCTTCTTAACAACTTCTACTGTTTTAGGATCAGTAATTCCAAGACTCTCTGTAATAGGTTTAATTAAAGAGTCTATAACTTTAGAAACTATGCCTTGTCCTTTTTTTGTAGTT